CCAAATTCAATAATATCAACGGATGGCATCACTCGAAGAATGTTCATGAAATCATGAATACCATTCCTTTCATTCTGTTTAACCAAGTCAGTTTGGGTAGCGTCACCACAGAACATGATCTTAGTATCTTCACCAACTCTAGTAATAATACTATCAAGTTCGTGGAAATTCAAGTTCTGATATTCATCAACAATGATGATTGCTTTATCAAGAGTTGTACCTCGAATGAATGAGGTGCTCCAGAAACTGATGGTGCCCTGAGTTTTCAGATTACCATAGAGCATTTCAAAGTCTGTCTCTGTTGGGAGAGAGAACATATACTTTACCATATTCTTATAAGGAATCTGGTAGATGTCAGACTTATCTTCATGATCTCCAGGAAGGAAACCAATCTCTCTAGTTGCTACAAGTGAACGAACAATGTAAATCTTTTCGTAAGGAGATCTTTCATCTAACACATCTCTCAATGCATTGTAGAGAGTGATGAAAGTTTTACCTGTTCCCGCTGCACCATACGCAACTAAGTTTTTGTCACTAGCGTATGAATCAAATAATTTTTCTTGATTGTCAGTGAGGGGATCAATGTCCCTCATTAATTCAGTATTGATTGGTTTGCGGCGCTTCATTTGCTTCGCAGTTAAACCGACACCAATTGGTTGATCTCTTTTTCTTTTTGCAGGCATAGATTAAACAGGTTTGACGTTGGAACCGGGATACTTGGATGCACGTTGTAAAACATCGTTCCACCCAGGATGAGACTTTTTGAGTTTATCGTAAACTTCACCAAGTTCACCACAACTTGGTGCAGTGGTTGGATCACTCCAGTCTCTCTGCCATTCAGGATTATCCTCACACCATTGAGTCCATGCATGAACGCTGAGGATAACGTCTTTTTGTTCACCAGTTTCCTTATTAATAACAGGGTAAGTTGCCATAAAAATTAGTTAACCACGTAAATATTTATTAAATGTAATTGAAAACAAGATTGAATCTTGCCATAGCATTTGAAGTATTGCTTGAGTTATGAAGTTCTCCACCATCAAAGAAATATATTCTATTGGCAATACTCTCTATTACTTCTTCGCCTATTCTTGAAAATCCATCACACGTATTGAGACAATAAATTGCAGCGGTATGACTAAAGTTGTAATCTATATGCTGTCCATGTTCTTTAACTTTATCTGCATTAGGATAAAGATTAACTCTTATCCTTAATAAAGTTTCGATTTTTAATTTGCTCTCAAAAAATCTTTTAACATCATCATACAACGGACTTACAGGTTCATCTTCGAAAAAAACAGTATGAGTGAAGAAGTAATTATGATAGTAGTGTCTACTATTTTTCTCTGCCTCAGAGTATGAATCTTCTCCAACATAGTCTCTAGCATAGAGAGGAAGATTGGGATTGAAAACAATCAATCTCTTCAATTCATTGAAACTTTCTTCTGGGAGAAAATTATCAACAATCTTTACCACTCCAATGCCTCAGCAATCGATGGAAACTGTTCTTTAAACACACGCTTGGCATCATTAGCAATGTCCATGTGCTCTTTCTGTGTGCCGTTAGCAGAGCGCAAATCGATATAATGGATCCACGATCTTATAGAGCCCGTCATGTAGAGTCTTGTGGGCACGGCGAGGGGAAGCACGAAACGCGAACACTCCTTTGCGATTCCCTCACGAATCAGTTCGTTGTAGAGATCCATGCCTTCATTGAAATATGCCTCAATACGTTGCTTCAAGAACTTAGTCTTCCCTGGATCAACATCATCAATAGAGTTCTGGCGATTCTTTTCATCCTGACGACGTAATTCGGGAATAGGAATACCAGCGTCCAACCAGTTGACATCGGCATATCTCTGGGAAAACTCTTGATATGTGAAGCTACGGTGGCGCAGCACTTGAGCCGCGATTCCCCTAGTGGTGTTCAGTTCCAGAGTCATGAACGCTTGTTCAAAGATACTCCAATGCTGATGTTTAATACAATACTTCAACAATCCGGAGAACTTTTCATTCTCCTGATTTTGTGGATTGCTTACGCGAGCACAATAGGCAATGTGTTTCTCCGCATCAGGAGTCACACTGATCAGTTTTACGTCGTTCACTTTTTTTCAGTACCTTCTTCATTAGTTTAGCATACATAACCTCCTCTTGGGAATACCACTCAGGATGTTTCTTTGCTCGTTTAATAATTTTTTTAGCTGCTTTCTTTGAGGATAATTCTTCCATAGAAGTTAGTCCGGGTAACCATCATCATCTTCAAAAATTTCATCATAATCAGTTATAGTTGCACTACTTCCGCTAGAGTATTTAGTTACATCAGAGTATACTTCACTTTCTAATGACTCAACAAGAAGTTTGAGATTCCTTACTATCAATTTAAGTTTTTCTCTATCCATAAAAAAAGGGGGCGTGTGCCCCCATTGTATCAACCAAAATGTAGTAAGTCAATCACTTTGTGTAGGTTTGTCCGCGATAAGTAAACTCACCGTGGAGTTCCTTTGCAGGTGCATCAAACTTCTTAGTCACAATACCACGATAGGCAGTGTGTGCAATTTGTGCATTGTGCAGAGCAGACTGCTTTTCAATCTGCTTCTTAATGAGGTTGAGTGTGTTCATAGTATCTCCTGAAGTTAGGGTTGGTAGTCCCCGTTCCTTCAGTCGTTTGCGTCCGTCCGAAGACGGATGAACGATCCGTTCCGCGACTTACTTGCGTCCCATGTGGGATGAACGTAGAGTCATTATAGACTCGTTACTGTATATAGTCAAGCAGTTTTGTAACTTGTGATACAATTTTATATTCTCTACACAAACATTCCTTTTTCAGACATGTATCTCATTGTCTCCTTCAAAGTTCCTCGATGATCAAGTCCAATTGCTATCATCGGATACTGTGCATCTTTACCAAACTCTGCACGAAACTGCTTATCACTAAAGTCATCACCTAAAAGAAATACTTTAGGATTTTGACATTCATTGAATTGAACACTCTTGAGAAGACTTTCAGCCCTTTCACATTCTTGACTACCGTTAGAATAAATTAGTGCTTGCATCATCTTCCTCCAATAGCATCCCACATATCTTGTACCATATCCCTAGGTTTCACATTTCTTGTGTGAATATCCTCCTTATTATCCAACCACTTGTCGATTTCTTCCTGTGTAGGAACTTTAATTCTAACTGCAGTGCCCTCTTCCTCAAACTCTTTGTTCATATCAATGTATGTTTGAGGTGTGATCTCAATCTTTTTAGGTTGGTGCATCTTCTGGTACTGATTAGCACCAAGATTGTCTAGGAAATCATTAGTCACGTTGCCTCCAATCATCAGTTTTTTCATGGTGAAACCAGTCTGCAATGTCATCTGTGGTTTGGAATCCTGTTTTATGATTAGATGGATCAGGATCCCCTAGTCCCATCTGTATCATAAAATCATCTAAACCACCCTCCTGTATATCAGGATTAGCAGCAGTTCTTCTTGCTTTTCTTAAAATCTCTGCAGCAGATGCATTTGCCTTTGCTAATTTATTAGCCCAGATCATATCCGTTAAAGATACTTCTTCACCTAGAACTATCTTTTCGCAGATTGCTTCTAGTCGCAACCTATATTGCGTCGAAAGCATAACACACACTCTTGCTAAGGTATTTATCTAACGCTCAATATAAGAGAGCGTATGGTTTTCTGGTTTTAGTTGTAAAATTATAACATCACAACCAATCTTTGGTTCTGCATCACCGCAAGTAAAAATATCAATAGCTGCCGCACCTTTCTCCGGCCAAGTATGAATACTGATATGACTTTCAGAGAGTAGACACAAAGCAGTAACTCCATGTGGCGAAAACTTCTTTGATATCGTATCAATTACAGTTGCGCCCGTAGTTTCTGCAGCAAGTTTGATAAGATTTCTCAAATAATTTTCGTTATTGAGAACATCAAAATTACATCCATAAATGTTCAATAGGTAGTGCTTGCCCATTATTCAATTGCTTCTGAGTCTATACCATAATCTTTGATAAGACGATCAACATTAGTTTCTATACCAGAAAGTTTAGATACTTCAGCGATATTTGATTTTTGAAACTTCTTAATTTTTTTATATTTTTTTATAAGTTTACTAACTTCATCCGTGTTGATTTCAAACCGAACGTTTCCATCTTTATTTGGATCGTTAGTAAATCCTTTAAACCCGCTCATGATTTTTTCTTTTTTTCCTTGGGTGCAGGGTTACCCCACATTTTAGGAGATACTCTTCCTTCAGATTGTTTCATGGTGACAAAGTTTTTTTTATATTTGTCGTAGTAACTATCAAAAATTTCCGATTGTTTTGCTGCTGCAACTAGATCGTAGGATTCTTTATCGTCTTTTTTATATGTTACAAGGTAACAATTATTAGGTAGATCCGAAGTATTATCTACATTCGGATCACAATCTTCTTTAATGATCTTCAACTGCGTCCGCCCCATTGAATGTCAGGATATGCTTGCTGCACAATATCATAAGTGACTTTGTACTTTTCTGCAAGTCTTTTATCCTTACAGAGACAAAGGATTTCTGCCTCTTGCGGATGCAATCCTTCAAGCATTTGAATGAACATAGTTTCTCTGCGAAGTCCAGAGAGTGAATCATTACCACCCTTCACAAAGTTGTAGAGATGCTTGTATTCTCTACGAAGTGAGGTGTGATCTGTACCAACAGGCACTTCATTCTTCTTAAAAGGGACATCCCCATTAGGAAGAACAGAGATCACAGTCTCATCAAAGTTCCAAATGAGAATAGATTTCAAAGCATCATTTTCATACTGTTGAAGTATTTCAACTTTCTTTGCCTTTGCACGTTGCTTACTTGCAAGTTCAAGGATTTCATGAAGAAAAGGATTGGGTGGAAGTTCAACCTTCTTCTTCGTCTTCGTCGTAGTCGCCATAATCGTTTTC